CCCCACTCCCACAAGGAGTGAGGCCCAGCTCACGTTGACAGCGTGGACCACGTCTAGCAAACTGTGTGAGCTAGATGTGGTCTTCCTACACCGAAAGGACGACCGTGCCATACTACGACACCATTTTCCCGGGCACTGCTATTCCCTCTGGCAACAGAGTGACTAACAGTGTGGGATTCGTCTCCCAAAACTTTGAAGATTCCTTCTCAGTTTTGGATGTACGAGATAGGTCTTTCCGGACTCACCCACATAAAGTGGGCCAGTCGAAGGAAGTTCCTACCAATGTTGCCGAGCCATACACCTGGTTTTCGTCTGTGCAGGACATGTACAGACGGAATGCGCTTCAAAGCGGATTCGATGCCAGTGTGTTTCACGAGGACACCGGTCACCCTTGGGAATTTGAGAGAAAGCAAGTTGTAGGTAAGATGTGGGATTTCTCCTACGTCAACCCTTTCAACAACGCTACTTTCCAATTCTGGGGTGGCTGGCCCTCTGCGAACATCAGCGGTATTCAGGCAGGTTTCTATACTCCGTCTTCGGAGTTGGAATCCTGGGCTGCGCTGATGTATGGTCGTATGGCCCCTACGGGATCTCAGTTTTCGTTTTCCGCTTTCACGGGAGAGCTCCGCGAGGGGCTCCCACGGCTATTGCCATCGAATACAAAATCGGTGGTCAAAGCCTTGCGTGGAATCGGAGACGATTATCTGAACGTTAAGTTTGGGTGGGAACCCTTGCTTAACGATCTGCGCACGCTGGCTCAAGGACTCCTTGAGGCATCGTATGGCCTTTATCGGCCGTTCGGCGCAGTCCGTAGGAATCGGAACCAGAGGCCGATCACTTCTCGTGATACGGCCTCTGCCCTCAATTACTCTCCTCCTGTTAGCACTGCTACAGTTGGAGGCGCCAGCTGGACTAGGGGTAACTTGCGTCTCGCTCGTTACTCTTCTGTCCACCGCTGGATTGAGGGAGAGTTTGTCTACATACCGAAGGCTGGTTTTGACCCGTCCAAATACATGGATCGGCTTGAAACTTTGATGTCTTTTGACATCACTCCTTCAGTACTTTGGCAACTCACTCCATGGTCGTGGTTGGTTGATTGGTTCGCCGATATCGGCGGTGCCCTGCAAAGTGCAGAGGCCGCAACCAACAACCGGATTCTGAGCACGTTCTGCTATGCGATGGAGGAGACGAAAACTTATGTTAGCGTCAACTACAACGACATACGAGGTGATGGAGCCCAATACATGGGCCCCGCTTCCCTCTCGCAATCCTGGCAATATACCAGGAAGCGACGCGTTCGTGCGAATCCTTTCGGCTACACCGGATCCCCGTCTACCACTCTACAGAGTGATCAGATGGCGATTCTGGCAGCTCTCGGGCTATCTCGGTCCAAGAACTGACAAAACACACCACCCATCACCCCAGCAATACAAGGAGAACCAGTGCTTGCTGATCCTCAGGCTGTTACCATTTCTGGTACCGCCGTCACTCTGCCTCGGCTCGAAGAGCGTGCGGAAACGCACGTCTATTCGGACCGGACCAACAAGGTCGACCTTTATGTCACCCAGAAGGTGGACAAGAAGGGAACCCTTCGGTCTTCGGCGTCTCTCGTCAAGTCGATCATCGTCACTGACCCGGTTACCGGGCTCAAGTCGCTGATTCCGTACTCGATCAATGTCAACCAGGTGCAGCCCATCGGGGTTACATCTGCTGACGTCGAGGCCCTCTATGACGCTCTCACGAACGCTCTGGAGGCCTCGACCAAGGCTCTTCTCAAGAAGATCCTGAATGGAGAGAAGTGAGTGAAGCTCTTGTCGCCATGTTCATTATTGGCATCTCGATTCTCACTACAGTGAGTATCGTGGGCCTCTATGCCGTGGCGAGTCGGAACTCAAGGATCGGATAAGTTACTGGCTGGAAGCTAACCTCTGAAAGGAGGAGGCTTGAAAAGCCTGGTAACTCTCCATCTGGCCGTCCTGCATGATGCAGGACTCCAGTGCGCTGTCAACGTGGCGCGAGATGGGTTAACCCTCATCTCACGTCAAGAACACGAGGGTGATAGTTTTTTGACTATCACCTTGCCGAACTTCGCTAAGGCCCTTGAGAAAGGTCTTAGCACTGGAGTTTGGCCCCAACACGACATGCCTAGTTTTAAGCATGTTCGGGGTCTCCCCGCTTTCCTGCGAGGTTTCCTCTTGGGTGTGTTCTCTGATGATGGCAGTATTCTGGACGAGCCCGATCCTGATCGGATCTGGGCTGTTCGTCAGATTTGCAATCTGACGGCTAAGGTTGAACGCGACTGTACACCTGCGAGGGTGAAAGCCGCGTTCGACACTTACGTCCGCACTGACCGCGAACTCGGAGACCACTTTCGGCGGGGAATACCTGCCGATTTGTGGGAGAGATTCGACAGAGTCTCTCTCTCCTTGTTCGGGGATCTCTTCGATAAACTCGAGACGAAAGTCGCGAACTACGATTTGATCCCTCGTCACGGTCCGGGCGCTGTGGCTGATCGACTCGATCACTCGCAGCGCTGGGATTTTGCGTATTGGCCGGAGAGACTGGAGACAGTCTTCCCGGCTTGGCGTTACACATGTAACGTCCCTCGCAAATTTACCCGTGACACGGTTCCCATGGGACAGGAATTACCCTCTCGGGTAATCACTGTTCCGAAGACGCAGAAAACTCCGCGTATCATCGCGATTGAACCTTCGAGCATCCAATATGCTCAGCAGGCTCTCAAGCGTGAATTGTACGCGGAGGTCAAGGCAAGTTCTCTTGATCTTGTCCTTGGCTTTTCCGATCAAGAGCGCAATCAGCATCTTGCCCGTGAGGGCTCGATCTCTGGTGCGCTCGCTACGCTCGACTTGAGCGAAGCGTCGGATAGAGTTCACCTCGCCATGGTCTTGCGACTATTGCGAAGGTGGCCTCATCTGCGTGACTTTGTCTTAGCGACAAGGTCTCGGACTGCACTTGTTAATGGCGCTGAAATGCACCTCAACAAGTTTGCATCCATGGGATCTGCTCTCACGTTCCCAATGGAAGCGATGATCTTTACGGTCATTGCCTTCATGGGTGTGAGCCCAGACAGTATCCTGTCCGCCCGGCAAGCCGCCGGTCGCATCAGCGTCTATGGGGACGACATCGTCGTTCCCACAGACACGACAGCCGACGTCATTCACCTTCTTGAAGCTTTTGGCTTCAAAGTGAATGCGCACAAGTCCTTCTGGAGCGGACGCTTCAGGGAATCTTGTGGAAAGGAGTACTACAACGGCACTGACGTGTCGATTGTTAGACTCCGTGCGGAGGTGCCAACCTCACGTCGGGATGCAGCTCTTGTGAACCAGTTCACTGACTTCAGGAACCGGGCCTATTGGTCCGGTCTCTGGCAGACAGTGAGACTCTGCGATGATATCCTCTCGGAAATTATCGCTATCCCTCATCGTCATCTGACGTTGAGGGAGAGTGAGCCAACATCGGTTCTTGCACTCGATACTTCTCTTCGAACACGCTATCGAGCCAGATTTAATTCTGACTTGCAGCGCTACGAGGAGCGGTTCCCGTTTGCGAAACCGATCACCTCATCCTATGTGGTTGATGGTGATGGTGGCCTGGTTAAGTGGTTCTTTGAGAACCACGACCGTAGCCTTCAGTACCAGACTGATCGCTATGAGAGCCAAGAACGTGCCCATACGTTCCGTATCAAATGGGCGTCTGTAGTCTACTCTGGCTGAGTAGCTACATGGCCTATGACCTTCCAGGTTATAGGAGGCTTCGGCCTTGCGGG